GCAGGGTCGCCGGGGGCAACTTCAGTTGTCTTAACAAATCCACCTTGTAGATAGCTAATAGCCGATATAGGTGAAGTAGTTGAACCAACTATTAGTGCAGGAGGGGTAGTACTATAAAATCCTGCAGGGGATGGTATTAATGTTTCATTCTGTGCTATTGCAGGTATAGTATATCCATTAATACCTGGATTTCCTAAATTAATTGTGCCATTTGCTATTAGTATTTTTTCTTGTTCAATTGATAGTTCACCCGGTATCATATTATCCAATTGTATCCCAATTTCTTGCAACCTTGCAGCATTGCGTTCTTGTCGCATTAATCCTACTAAACTTTGACCGCCGGTAGTATCTAAATTAGATATCATCTCAAGTGTCTGTGCTGACATATGAGGTAATGTGTTTTGGGCTAATTGAGTGGCACTATCAGCAAAAATCATCAATGCGGTCGGATAAAGATTTAACCAAACATCACGAGTTACAGTAGGTACGGGCGGAATAGCAGTATATCTTGCACGTTGTTCTATCGTCAATTGTGTACCTGTTGCATCATATGCCATATTTAAATTACGTGCTTTGATAGGATTAGTTGTTCTTATTACGGCAATCTCAGCATTGGCTGAGTTGATATAATTTTGAACCACCGTATCTAAGTCCGGGGTTAATGCAGGCGGTGACTGAATAGTTACTGTTAATGTAGTAGGGGGTGCCGAAGGGGTTGGACTAGATCCTGATGCATAATATATGCTTGATCCGTGTGTACCCAATAGACCACTAAGTACTTGCCCGTACGTACCATTAACATTGTTTGGATTAGTATCAACGGTAAGTATTAAAGTCCCGCCTGGTACTGTTGCAGTTGGAGCTGCTGCGCCGTCTCTTCCGTATCCACCTCCACCATTAAATCCTGAAAATGATAGAATAGAGGTTATTTGATAATAATAATCATAAGTGCCACTTAGTGGTGGATTTTGGACTGCCGAAGTAGTATATGCCGGAGTAATTATTGCTGTTGCTTGTTCCCAAGTAAGAGCCAAATAAAGATTTTGATATATGGTTGCCAATGTGGTTGTTTGTAAATTTGTAATACCACTTTGTATTGTTTTCCACATATACGGTAAACCAGACATTGCGCCAAAAAAATCGCTTGTGGTGTAAGTACCGTTAGGGCCGCTACCTAATGCTGTTTTAGTAAATCCAGAATCTGCTAATGGGGTATTGACCGGAATATCAGTACCATTGATCGAGGGCAGTCCTTTATTTGCAATTTCAATTGAACTAACAACCTGTGAAAATTTTTCAAAGTCAACATTTAAAATATTGTTTATCTGTTGCATCGTAGCGGAAAAGGCGCCTGCTGCTTTTGCATCATCTTCGGGTAATATATCAGTTAGATAAGATCCAAACCCTTCTGCCGCTACTTGAATATTCAAAGTTTCAGCAATAGAAGGTAAATTATCTATGTTAGGCAACAAAACTGGTGCAGTTGAACTACTTGCAGTATTGGTTAACGAGGGGTTGCCTGATATTGCGGTAGCACCAGCAACACTTGATAAACCTATTGCAGCAGCCGGTGTTAGTAACGGTAGACCAGGGTTACCTGTTGGTGCTCCTATGCCTCCCCCTCCACCGTATGTGATTCCACCTTCGCCCCCGGTGCTTGCCCAAGATTCAAGCTGTGTGCTTATCATTATCCTCTACCCCCACTTATTGGAGGTGCATATGCAGCACCAACTAAGTCATACCTATGGCCCGAATTAACTCCGGTTGGGTATTGTGCTTGTCTTTCTGCATCTGTTACCCTTGCATTGTTCCCGGCTGGGGTTGGATTTGGAGCAGGTGGAGAAGGTAGTATTGCAGGTGGGATAACAGGTGGGGGTGGAATTATTATCGGAGGTTCACCTGGTGGTATAGTACTACCAACTTGTGCTTTAACTTGAGGTGAGTCAATTCTCACATTAACACTATTGCGTTCATATATTGGATAATATGTTTTGCTGTTAGTGGGTCCGGGGTTAGCATTATATATAGGAACTGTTAGTGACAGATACGAGTTAGGAAATAACTTTTTAACACTTAGCAAATCCGCTAATGAGTTTAAACCTAAGGTCTTGCAATTCATTGGGAAAAGTATAGCTTGTAAATCTTGGCCAACTATAATTAAATATGCGCCGTATAGTTTTCTTTCTTGCTCTTTAGATACAGGAGTTAGTACACCTTTTGATATTTCATCTATCTCTTTAGCTGTAAGTCCGGATGCAAGCAATGCTAAAGTCAATGATTGTGTTATGCAATTGTTTTTCTTTATCGTTTGTAACAACACAGATGGTAGCCCAAATGTTTGAATTTTACTCAAGTCAATAACTCTACCGGCAGTAATACAATCTTGACCAAATGCACTTGTAGCTAAAGTAACTCCGGCTACATCAGCACTGGTAAGGTCATTCATATTACTATACGTTCCCTTCAAGAACGTTTTAGAACCTTTGAAAGCATTGATACCCTTGTTTACATAATTATAAAAACTATCAGCAGCAAGAAAACTAGAAACAAAGTCTTTGTATTCTGGCATTTCTTCAGCGAAACCAGGGTCTCCATATATCTTACCATTCCAATTAAATTCATTCCATGCTTGTAGAGCAATTAATCGTACATAGCCCCATTGGGTTATACCAACATTGCCATTAGCAGTAGAATACGGTAACCAAGTTGCTGATTGATAGTTGCCTACATTATTAGGAGTTATTGGATAATATCCGGTATTAGTTTGACCATTCCATCTTCCAGTAGGATCATCCATTGTGTAAGTGCTGGGTGGAGAATTGCCTAACACAGACATGACCCCTGAGCCAATCTTAATAAGATTGTTATAAGTTGTTGCCGACAACGATCCGCCAGGATCAACAGCTTTACCATAAGCTATGTGAATTGAGTATGTAAGCCATATTAAGCAAGTGTCTTTAACAATACTACCAAGTGTATAATTAGAATTATACTTACTAACACCCATATATCCTTCAGCTTGCGGATTGATGTGGAATCCTATATCATCTAAATGAGATGCTACTACGTTAAGCCCTAGTGGGGTTTGTTTTGCTGATGAAGATGTAGCCATAATTTAAGGACAAAAAACGTTATCGCTGCCTTGGATAATTTTATGGCCGCATGTGTTACCTGAACCCACTCTTAGCACAGGACAACCCTCTGCAAATACAGTAGGACTACCGTCAGTTGTATTAGGTGCATCGTGCGGGGGGTGGGGTTTTCCCCATGGTGCATGCGGCGAAATACCACTTACATGTAACCCAACAGCTATTCCATTAGAAAATACGGTGCCGGCTCCTCGTAGTATTCTACCACCTGTCGTGTTTGAATCACCCTTCCTACTCAATGCTGCCATATTATCCCATTACTATTTTTTTATCCGGTAACTTGATACCGGTAGTTGCTTCTATGTATTTATCCTTGATATTATCGTCGGTATTTGCATAAAACGCAATTGCACTAGTATTTAGTGTTACATTTCCATGCGGTTCTGCGGTAAACATACTAGGAATCATCTGCATTCCTTGTTGACTGGGTGCAATACTTACCGGCTCAGTTACTATGATATTATCACGGGTTATCGCAATAACTTTAGTAATCAATTCTTCACCTGAATTAAGTTTAATTGTATATATTTTTCCTACTTCCATTAGATACTTTCTGTTAATTTTTGTCTGAGTTCTGTAAACCCACCCACAAGTTTTCCATCTAGGAAAATTTGCGGAACTGATCGGGCAGCTGGTACTGCTTCTAATAATTCTTCTTTTGTGTAACCATCACCAATTTTCTTTTCTTCAAACACTATCCCTTTACTAGTTAACAAGGCTTTTGCCTGGTCACAATAAGGGCAATGATACTTACTCCATATAATTGCTTTCATAATTTTTCTCCTTTCATAATATAATCTAACATCAAATCTTGCCCAGCATGTGAAGGATGATTGTCTCCACCATATCCAAATAATTTACCCTGTTCTCTATCTATTATCATTTGCTTTCCATATATCTGATCTACCACTGCTCTATTATCATCTGAATTACTTTCTATAAGCTGTCCTAAATTAGTTGTATTAGAAAATACTCCGTGTTTATGATTCTTATCTATTAACTCAAACCAAGAATAACATAATACATTCAAGTTTTTATATTTTATTACCGAAGAATGTATATCCGAGCATCCACCTATGATATTAACTTGAACGTTATATTTTTCTGCTAGTATATCTAATTGGTAATAAAACAACTCTATTTGTGTTTCAGCAAATTTTTTAATATTACCATTGAATATATCATAAAAGTTAGACTTCATCGAACGATACTCATGATTTGGAAAACAATCCCTAATGGGGTCGGTCTGTACTAGTAAAATTTTAGTATTGAGAGTGTCACGGGTGTCTAGATGATCGTTAAGTTTAATCAATGTGCGTATATTGGATAATCCACCTGTTGCAAAGTTTGTAACATTAAAATAGTTACTTAATTGCTTTTGAAAATAGAAATCGCCTATTCCTCGCCAGCCGTGAACTGCATTAGAAAATGCGCCGCAGACCCAACTATCACCAAAAATAGCAAGATCCTGCATTTTTATAAACTCGGTAGTTGGTCGTAATCAAGACTTTCACTCATTACACCCAATACGTAATTAGTTGATTCATTCTCTTGTAGTGCTGTCTGCTTCTTGCTTGTATCACTATGTTTGTTGAACCATGGTATAGGAGTACTCTTTGGGCTGTTGCCCTGATACTTGATACCAATTTCTTTTAATGCTCCTACCGCTGTGTAATCAACAAAGTCTTTTAACACATTAGCATTCAACCCAATAACTGGGCCTTTGTTAAACAAATAGTCTGCCCAGGCTTTTTCTTCACGAATTACATCAGCATATAACTGATATACTTCACTTTCGCATTCTTGCTTGATAGCAGCAAAGCGACTATCATCTTTGATTACTTGATTAATAAGGTAGGCAGTCCAGCCTTTATGGAGAAGTTCATCTTGGAGAATTAAACTGATAATGTTGCCATTACCAATAAAGATTTTGTTCTCAACCATTGCTAGTGATGTAGCAAATGATACCATAAAGCGGAATGCTTCCAAAGCGTAACTGGCATGTAATGCCATCCATATTGCCTTAACATGAGATGTTTCTGTAACAGTGTTTGGACTGATCTCTTTAAAGCAATTTAATTGATGTAGTTTTTCATAGTAGTTACCAACACTACTAGCCATATTAATTATTTCTTGTGTGTCGTGTATAGTATTGAATACTTCTTTTGGTACATTGTAGATATTACGAATAATATGGCTATAACTCTTACTATGAATATTAGTTTCAAAGAAACTCCAGTTATAAATCAATGCTTCAAGTTCTGGTAATGATACAACAGGAGTGAATACTTGACTTGGTGCTCGTCCTTGTAAACTATCTAATGCTGTTTGTCGTAGTAAGTTACTAGTAAAGATATGCTTAACGGCATCACTAGCTTCTTTGAAGTCATTAGCATCTTTTGTTAAACTGATTTCTTCTGGTTGCCAAAAGAATCCTCTTGCTGTTTCTTCAAACTTAGCAATTTTTGGATACTTTACTTCTTCAAACCTTTGGATGGTAACTGGACCCTGTGGGTCTAGAAACATCTTACGATTTAAATAGTCTGTCTTTGTGTTTAGGTTATATTGTGCTTGTGACATTTATTTTCTCTTTAAAGTTTACAGGATTCACAGTCGGATTCATCATCAAAATTTATTGGCTCTAACATTGTTGGTGCGATTTCATCATCAGCTTTGCTACCCTGTTTATTCACGAGGCTATAATAAAAGGTCTTGATACCAAAGTAATGTGCCTGCATCAAGTTCTTTGCTATCAATGTAGTTGGAACTTTTCTGTCAGGAAAATGTTTGGGGTTATAAAAAGTATTTACAGATATAGCCTGATCTACATAAGCCGCTAGTACTGCTGCGGTTTTTAAATAACCATCACAGTCTTTCTGTTCCCACATCAATTGATATTTGTTCTTTAGTTTATGATACTCTGGAACAACTTGTGTAAAACTTCCTGCTTTGCTTTCTTTAACACTAATCAAACTCATTGGCATTTCAATGCCGTTTGTGCTGTTGATAACTACACTACTTGATTCTACAGGAGCAATAGCCATTTGTGTAGCATTGCGGACACCGTGTTCTTTCATGTTAGCACGTAATGTTTCCCAGTCTAATTCTGGTTGAAAGTCTGTCAATTGGTTAACACCATTGGCTCTTAGTTCCCAGGGAAAGATACCTTGACCATACCTTGTCTTATCACTACCTTCGCACTTGCCTCTTTCTTTGGCAAGTTCTACTGACGCTTCTGTTAGATAGTATGCTAAGTGTTCTGCCCAGATTTTAACTTCAGCCAATGCGTCTTTCTCGCCGTACTTCAAGCTACGCTTTGCATGCCAATATGCTAAGTTAGTTACACCAATGCCCAATGGGCGAATTTCATCATTGCTTAGTTTAGATTGGATGGAAAGAAAGTCCTGGTAATCCAGTATATTGTTAAGACTCCTATGTAGAATGCGACAAGCGCGGCGCATATCTTCTGGATTACGGAATGCTCCCCAGTTGATGCTTCCGAGAGTACAGAGTGCGATACGTCCTTCCTTATCGTCAAGTCTCTTAAATGATTTTGTTGGTAGTAGTATTTCACAGCATAAGTTACTCTGGTAAATTGTATGATACTCAGGATCAAATGGTCCCTGTTTCATTACATTATCAATGAATACTAGATAGATTCTACCTGTGTCTGTACGTTCTTTTAGTATTCCACTTTTGAATACCTCTTCAGCATTCATTGTCTTTTTGCGTAAGTCTTTACGCTTTTCGTATTTAGTATAAAGTTCTTCAAAACGTTCGGTGTTGCTATAGAATGCTTCATACAAGTCTGGAACTTCGTTTGGATCAAAGAATGTTATATCTTCTTTGTTCTTAAATCTACGCCAGAAAAATGCGGATAGAACCACACCATAGTCCATGTGTCTAACACGGGTTTCTTCGGTCCCTTGATTGTTTTTCAATACAATGAGGTCATCAAACTGATGATGCCATATAGGATAAAAGACAGTGGCGGATGCGTTACGTATGCCACCCTGACTGCAACTTCTTAGATCACCAAACCATTTCTTTAAGAATGGAATCATACCAGTATGCATGATTTCGCCACCACGAATAGGACTACCTAACGGGCGTAATCTTCCAATCTCTAATCCAATGCCAGCACGTTTGCTAGCATACTTTGCCATCATTTCGCCCGAAGCAAAGATACTGTCCAAATCATCGTCACTACGAATAAGCACACAACTACTGAATT